AGCGCTATCTTTGACGACAACGCCGTCAATGGTGACGCCGGCGGCAGACGTATATTCAGCAATCGTGTCCGTGCTGATCGTGCCGTTGACGGCCAGTTTAGTCGCCGGCACCGTCGTGCCGATACCCACCGAACCGTCATTGGTGACGACGAACGGCGTAACGTCAGGATCGGTGCTGTCCTGCACGACGAGCGCGTTGCCGGTGCCGATCTGCGTGATCTTTAGCGCCGGGCCAATCGAATCGGTTGAGATCGTGACGTTGCCGGACAGAACCGGCGACACGGAGGTGAGCGGGGCCGTGACGTAATCGACCGTCCAGATCTCTACGTCGTTTTCGTCGGTCAAGCGGAACTTATAGGACAGTTCGCCCAGCCAAATATTAGCCTCGCCGCGCGAATCCAGAATGACCGGGTTTTCGTTGGGCGTCAGGCCGGTGTAATCCGTATAGGACACTTGCGGCGTGGTCGTGCCGGCTGAGTAGGTATAGACCTTACCGCCAACTAGCGGCGTGCCGTCCGCGTAAAAGAATTGGGCTTTTGGGGTAGGAGTTACGACTGCCATTATCCACCTACACAACTGGTTACGGTCAGGATGACCGAAGGAATTGCCGGAACCGGGCTAGACGCCGCCACATACGGAATCGACACGTTTGTGCTACTGGCCGAATAGATCAGTTCAAAATAATCGCCAGCCTGAAGGTTTAGCACGAAATTCCACGCCGCGACAGCCGCAGCATTCAAGCCATTGGCAAGCGTCACGTTAGTGGCGGAATCGGCTACATCAACGCCATTTATGCGCGGCCAGATATAAATCTGTTTCGTGCCGCCGCCGGTTTCTTTCAACTGCGCCGAAAACTGGAAATTATACGTCGCCGTGATGTCCACATATACCCGCGACGTGATCGTGTGGTCTATATAGACGCCGTAAACCAATTCAGATCCGTCAGCGCGTTCATAGGTATTGTTGAACGTAATCGCGTATGCGGTATTGATTACTGCCGGCGTGAACGTTGTCGTGCTGTAGAATGAGCCGTAACGCCGGCCAGCTTCAATGGCGATGTAAGTGTTATAGAACCAGCGATACCATTCGCGGGTGACAAAGTTCGTCACCTTATCCCAAATTGGAACGCGTGCGGCGGGCACGAGCGTGTTGTTGGGAAGATTAGGCATTCGTCGGGCTCATTATGAGTTCCGCGCCCATAATGGCGATCTTCACCGGATCTGTGCCGGAGATCTCATAAACGCGGTCGCGAATCTTTAACGTCATACCAAGACGACGCCAGATCGTGCGGTAGCCGAACTGGCCAATACGGCCCATAGATTTCCAATGCTCGTTCGACCATGTATGGCCGCCGTCGTCTGACCAGCGCAGCATGACCTGCGGAACAATACCAGGAGCCGGAAGGTTGAGCGACGAAACGATGAAGTCGCCGTCTTCGGTTATGATATTCTTAAAATCTTCCGTAATAAGATACGTCGTGCCGAGCAAGCCGTAGTCATTACTGTTAAGGCCGACGCCCGTTTCGCAATCAAGTTGCAAGCTGTGCTGCGTCGTGCGCTTCAGATTGTTCTCGCCGGTCGGCAACGCTCGCCATGACCGCAGCCATTTTTGAACGGTGCCGGCTTCCGTGTAGACGGTCGGATCATAGGCGAAAAGAAACCCGCTAACGTAATCGCCGATGACGATTTCGTTGCTAAAGTTCATTTGGCAGTTGCCGCGATGACGCGTGAACTGGTTATTTTCCCAGCCAGCGCGCTCGTGCCAAAGCCCCGTCGCCACGTCGTAAACCCACGTCGTATTGGCGGTTGGGAAATTCAGCACATAGAAGCTATGGCCGTCTTGCTGATAGGTATAAGCCACAGCGTCGGAAAGATCGGTGTATTGCTGGATCTGCCACTCGACAGCGTGCGTCGAAACGCGCTCACCGGAATAGCCCTTAGACCGATAAACGACGCCATTGCCGCGTGCGTCACGGCCAAGCCAGAATAGGCCATTGTCGAGTTTGGCGACTGAATAGGCGGCAAGACACCCGATTTCGTTGAACGCGCCCTGAATACGCGCAAGCGGAAAGTCCGGCGTGCCGGCGTTATACCATACCTCGACAGTATTGACGCCGAACAGCCAGACTTCGCGGTGGTCGACAATCAGCGTGACAAGATCGTCCGGCGAACCTTCCGCGCTGGCGAACGCGAGCGAATCAATCGCCGCGCCGTTATAAGATTCCGTCACCCATAAGCGCTGGCTGTTAGGCTCGTTAAAGACAAAATAGCCGTCGAGAAAGCCGACGCCAACCGCGCCGTAAAAATCAGGATCGGTAATCTGCTCCAAGAACGGCGTGAAGGCCAGCGTAACGCCAGAAGCCGTAGCCGTGGCGGCCTGTGACAACACAAACGTCGTGTCGTTCGTGATGCTGGCGACCGTCGTGCTGGCCGGAATGCCTGACCCTGACACGGGCTGACCAACCCAGATAGCGCCGGTAAAAGCCGTGGTGACAGTCGTGCTTGTGTTGGTCGTGTTACAGGTCAGCGTGATGTCGGTGTTATTGTAGATATAGCCGTTGGCGTCGGCCGCAATGAACATTTGCGTGCCGTTGTCGACCATGTTGACGGGCTGCGTCGTGGAATTGTCCGTGCCTAGGATCTGACCGCGATCAATATACGTCCAATCGCTATTGATCTGATATAACCGACTGCCCGCGACGGCGTAGCCATAATTGCCATACTGCCACAGTCCGCGCACGGGGCCGGTCGGAAGCTGTGTTAGCGCGCGCAATCCTGGCGCACGCTGAAGCCATGCCGCCTCTTTGCCGCCTTCGGGGATGACTTCTGCATAAAGATTAACCATGCGGCTATCCGCCGCATTGGGGCTACGCAGAACATAAGACGAGCCAAGGATAGGCGTCTTCATTAGTAGTTTCCGGCGTAGATATTATAGCGCTGGCGCGTGCCGACGATGCTGTAAGGCAGCGCCATGATGTCATCCGGGTTATTGATGCGCTTCAGGTTGCGCTTGCTATACATGGCGATGCGCTGCACCTGCGCGGAGGGCTCGACGCCAAACTCCGGGGCCATTTCGCACGCCAGATTGTAGCGGAACGCCCGCAGATAGCCCGGCGGGAACGTAAGTTGTGTCGCCAACTGCGCCGGGCGCGTCAGTTCCTCGACCGAAATGAAATGCCATTCCAGCAGCCGCAACGGCACCGGGTAGATATACATTTCAATATTCGGGTAGGTATTGTTGACGAACATGACCTGCGGATAGGTCGACGTGACCGTTTTGACCGCGATGCCGTCATACTGTTGCTGGTTAATCAGCTTGATGCCGTAAGACACATTGGTCTGCGGGTCGCGAAAGTAAGTCGCGTCGTCTAACAGAACAGGTCGGTTGCCAACAAAGTCGCCGGTCGGCCCAAGCGACCGATTAAGCTGACTTGGCGGCCACAGGAAAACCTGATCCTGAGTTGAAAAGACCGCTAGACGCTCCGTGTTCCACGAGTCGATCATTTGATTCAGTGCGGTCAACGCGTCTTGAGACGTTTCCGCTGAGGGCGTTTCGCCTTCTGCCAGAACCCCCAGAAGCCTCAAGGCTCCGTTGATCTGCTCGCCCGCCGTCGTCATCAGGATCGAACCTTTCCCAGCCGTTTTCTATGTCGGCTTCCGCTTCTAATTCCAGCGTAGCGATCTTAACGCCATGCACGTCATGACGCAAATAAATGAGGGCCATTTTACACCTATGGAAAGGGCCAGGCGGGCCGTAGCCCGCCCGTAGGATTAGATTACGCGACGACCGGATACTGCCATTTGGTGCCGTCCGAAATGAACAGCTTGCCCGTGCCGGTAGCATTGGTCGTGGTCGCCAGCGAGCCGACCGGAGCGGTCGTCGTGGTCGAATTGGCGGTGATCGCCGTCGTCAGGAAATACAGGCCGGCCGTCGCGTTAGCGACAACAGCGCCCGTCGTAGCCGTCGACGTGAACGTGCCAGAGACAGTAGCAGTGGTGAGCGTGCTTCCGCTGATCGTCGCACCCGTGATGGTTGTGCCACTCACGAGTTCGGGATCAGAGAAGGCGACGCCAACAGGTTTAGTGTTAGGCATTGCCTTCTCCTATGATTAACCGATGCGATAGATCGTGTAAGCCGCCGTGCCCGTCTTGCGGAAACGGAAGATGGCCGAAGACGGGTTGGTCGTCGTCGCGCCGTCGATCAGAACCGCGCTGCCGACGATGGTGTTGCCGGTGCCAGCGCCGAACGTCACATCATTAGCGGCGTTGTCGCCGATATTGATGAAGCTAACGTCGAAGCTAGTATTGACGGCGACGCTGGGGAAAGCGGCGTCGATCAACGCGCCCGTCGGGAACGTGTAGGTGCCCGCATCCGTGCCGCCGGAATCAATCGTGACGATGCCGGTCGACAGATTAGCCGCCGTAATCGTAACGGTCGCGCCGGTCAGATCGGCAGACGCAGCCTGAGCGCGCATAAGCGGCTCGCCGCGAACGCCCGCCGAGAACTGATAGCCGCCCGTGCCCTGAGAGATCGGCGGCGTGGGGCCGAACGATTCAAGCGGGTAGGAAGCGCCCTGAGTAGTGATAGCCATGATCTAATGCTCCTTAATTTGAGAGAAAGAAGGGGCCGAAGCCCCCTCTATTAGCCCCAAAGGCGAACCGCCATCTGCGGACGAATGACGCTGTAGCCATACAGAACGTCAATACGGCAGGGCAGTCGGTCGTTGTTGATGTCATACTGACGGACAACGCGGAGCGAGATACCGTTGTGAACCTGGCGCGAAGCCATGTCGACGCCCTGCGGAAGCAGAAGGTCGGCGGTGGCGAACGCGATAGCGTCCTTGTGGTAGATCAGGTTCTGCGGATACTGCGTCGAGGCAGCGCCGAGGAACGTGACAGCCGCAGAAGCGACCGGCAGAGCGTCGACCGTGGCAAGAGCCTGCGTGGCCGAATACATCGCCGGGACAGTGACCGAAGCGGTGGTCGACGCCGTAACGTCAGCCAGAGCCACGAACTGATACAGCGAGCCAGTCGACTCACGGGTCTGCGGGTTAACGGCGTAGACGTTGGCGATGGTGAACACGTCGCCGGCCTTGATCGTCGTGGAGCCGAGGCCCGTCAGAACAATCGTGGTCGAGCCTTCGGTCGTGACCGACGAACTGACCGTGACCGTGCCCGTGCGCGAGCCCGTCGTGAACTGCTTAATCGACTGCGACATATTCAGTTCGTCGTAGCCGAGAATGCCTTCACCGAAGATGCCGTTCTTGAACTGTTTCGAGATAGCCGAAACAGGGTTGAACAGACCCTTCATGCCTTCGATCAGCGACGCGTTGGCGGCCGGGTTGACCGTCGCGTAGCGCGGCGACATGACAGCGGCGTTCTCATTCAGCTTCTGCTGCGCCTGCAACAGAACGAGCGAGGTGGCCGGGGTCGTGCCGGGCGTGCCGACCGAGTTGCCGATGTATTTGAAGCTGTTCGCAACGTCGGCGTCGATGGACGAAGCAAGCTGCGAAATACGCGGCTTCAGCACACGTTCCGCGAAGTCGTCCAACTGCATCGTCAGTTCGGCGGTCGTGAAGTTGACGCCGATGTGCTTCTGCGACGAAACGGTCAGGGTCGTGTACTGTTCGTTGTCGTCCTGCACCTGAAGGGCAGCGCCGTCCGTGACCAGAGCGCGGTCGGGCAGGCGGATACGCAGGGTCGAGCCGATCTTAGCGCCTTCGACGGCGAAAGAGTCGTCATACTGGCGGTTAACGGTACGCGTCAGGACAAGGTTGTTTTCTAATATTTCCAAAGCCTTGCGGGTAATCATGTCGATCGTAAGAATCGAGTTACTCATCTTGTGGTCCTTTCAAGAAGCTAAGAAGACTGGTGAGGGCAAACGCCGCCGTTTTTATGTTTGCCTATCTGACAGTTCATACAAAGAACTTGATACCCTGTAGGAAAACCATTTTTTCG